ATGCTAACTTCAACAATGCTAAGTTTAACAAAGAGGTGTGCCAGTGAGCGTGCTGTCCACCCATTCCCCAATCGCCCCCCCTCTGCCCCTTATACTGACTTCAGTTCAAACGAAACCCGATGAGCGCCACCACCTACAACGGTTACACCAACTACGAAACCTGGAATGCCGCCCTGTGGATTCAGAACGATGAGTTCCTGTACAACACCGCAAAGGCGATCGTAGAGTTTGCCGAACCCGACTGCACCCCCATCTACAACTGGCAGCGCTTCGTCCGCTGCATGGAGAACGGGCAGCGTTTCACCACTGGCGACGGCGTGCGCTGGGACAGTGCCAAAATCAACGACTTTCAAATGGGTGCGCTATTCGAGGAACTGTGATAGGATAGGACAGGGAACGGGACGCGCCCTAAAGACGCCCAATCATTTGTCTACCCTAACAAAGACACACTAAAATGACTCAAATCAAAACTCTCATCGCTGATAACATCTCTGAGATTATCAGTGATATGAATGAAGAACTGCTGCAGGATCGGATTATTCGTTTCTGGAAAAAGTTGGGTTCTCATTTGACTCTCAATCAACTGGTTAATCAGTATTGGAGCGATGAATCCAAATCGGAGTTCTTTGTGGACTTAGGTGTATCGTTCGGCAAACTGTTCGAACTGTATCTGCCCTTCAAGTTGCAGGAACTCGGTGCATCCGTTCTTCCTAAGTTCTCCAGCGCTGGTGACTTTATCGAAATCGTCGGTGATGACATCCAAGCGTGGGAAATTAAGACGGGACAGGGTACACATATCCAAGGCGCTACGCATTCACCCAAAGAGAAAAAATCGTTGAATTTGGTACAGGTACTGTGGGCACCAGTTAAGGATAAGTCTCTGGATGAAATCCTGGAAACTGGATGTTTCATTGAGGCGCTTAATGTCTGTGTCTTCACTGATGTCGTCGGTGAGTCGATTGGCGCTCATAGTGATAACAACTCCCGCACCAGTTTGAAGTTCCCCGTTTCGAAAGTGTCCGTCTGTGAGGATGCTTGTGTGTACGGTGAAATTAAACCTAACCGCACCTGGGTTGGGTTCACCAAACTGCCTGCATAATGCCATTCGTTCGTTAACAGCAGTTGGGGGTATTATGCCCCCTTCTTTATGCGCCCGCGTGTCGCCCCCGTGATCTAAAAACGCCTAACTACCCTAATCTATAAAGTGTTACACAAGCGTTCTAAAAATTCCGCCCGTACTATATAAAATCAAGAAAGGAAAACACAGAGATGCAAAAAAATCCGGACAAAAATTTTACGACTGTAGAGGTTGATCCAATAACTGGTGAGTACTATGTGAACATTCCAGAATGGGTACTAAATGAGTTCGGTTGGTACGAAGGCACCGTGGTAAACATGGAGGTAGAGGGTGACTGCATTGTGATAACCGAAGTCCGTGAGGACTGAACGGAGGTGTTTGACACCTACTAGATAATACTGTATGATACTGAAGTAACGTTACTTTCTTATGGCTAAAGGATTTACTGTAAAGGCAAAAGCGCCCACAGCACAGCAAAGCACCTCAGAGTGGGACTACGACAGAGCAAAAGAAATGCTCAGAGGAAAGTCAGTCGTATTCTGTCTTCCTGGAAGAGGTGTCTCATATACCTATCTGAAAAACTTTGTACAACTGTGTTTTGATATTGTGCAGAACGGCGCAAGCATTCAAATTTCACAAGATTATTCGTCGATGGTAAACTTTGCACGATGCAAGTGCCTTGGTGCGAATGTACTCAGAGGTCCCGATCAGATTCCCTGGGACGGCAAACTGAACTATGATTATCAGTTGTGGATTGATAGTGATATTGTATTCAACACTGAGAAGTTCTATCAGTTGGTTCTGATGGATCAGGATATCGCAAGTGGTTGGTACTGTACGGAAGACGGCAAAACGACTTCTGTTGCACACTGGATGGAGGAGGATGACTTCCGTAATAATGGTGGAGTCATGAATCACGAAACCATTGAGAGCATCTCTAAGCGTCGTAAACCATTCACCGTTGACTATGCAGGCTTCGGTTGGTTGCTCATCAAGCACGGTGTCTTCGAACACTCGGAGATGAAGTATCCCTGGTTTGCACCGAAGATGCAAGTCTTTGAATCTGGTGAGGTTCAGGACATGTGTGGAGAAGATGTATCGTTCTGTCTCGATGCAAAAGAAGCTGGATTTGAAATCTGGTGCGATCCTCGTATCAGAGTCGGACACGAGAAGACAAGAGTTATCTAAGATGGCTGACGTATCTTACAATATCTACTGTAAGGGGCGTAAACTCTTCTCTAACTTGACAGAGGAAGAGTATTTCGATATGATGGAGGACCTGTCGATAGAGTACTATCAGACGGGTTCTCCAAGACCTGAAGATCTTGAAACTGAAATTATTAGGAGATTAACCAATGGCAATGCGTAAGGGTGGCGGTTATGTGGAAGGCGCTCCCAAAAAAACTCGTCAGGGTAGAGGTATGAATACGAAGTACGCCGCGACTTCTCGCAATAAAGCTAGGAAGAAGTATCGCGGACAAGGTAGGGGTTAAATAGGACAGTTATACAAGTCTTATGAGTTGTCTCATCACCAACCTACCATCACAAGAAGTCTGGGTTCGTAAAGAATATCTGACGGATCATCAGAGTGGACACGGTGAGTTTGTAAAGGGCGTCTGGGTTTCGGCAAAGTCGATTCCTGGACGTGCTTTTTATTTTGAGACATATCTACCAGAGTATGCGGCAATGTATGATAAGTTGCCCATTAGTGCCTTTTTATCTCGTCCAGAGACACCAAACCCTGATATGGACTTGCCAAACCTACAGTTTTGGAACTGTATGGACTATGGTGTAGTCAGTGTTGATAAAAAATTCATTGGTAGTATGGACTTTGAGTGTTATACACGCGACTTTGGCATCCAAAAGGGCGTCTATATCTGCACTCTGGACAATTATCACCGAGATCCAGACATGGTTGACTGGGCAACAAGCGAAAATCCTGCCGAACACAAGTCACACAACCTTATTGAGTTGAATAATGGGCAATATGCACTCTATCCCAACAACAGATTGCGTATTTTTGACAATAGTTTGACTCCTGCCGAACCAAAAATGCCCGATTTTAAGGTTTCGACTCAATATTATCAGGTGGAATGTGGTTATGAACGGTTAGGAATGGGAAATGAGGACGAATATCACTGGAAAACCGCTCAAGAACGCGAAATAAATACCAATAAGGGATAGCAACCCCTCTAAAAGTTCTGATTTTAACGAATCAGGAGCTAAAATGGGACAATCACCTGTCGATAGAAACAAAGAGTACATGAGAGAGATGTGGGGAACCACTAAACTCGCCTCTGACTATGGTTCAATGCAACATAATCCACCAAAAAGAGTGATTACAGAGGTGATGCACGACAATGCACCACGTCATGACTTCACAAAACAGTCAGAATTGCACGAAAAAATTCGCAATGACGAAGACTATGATGATTGGGAGTACGGTACAGAGCCGATTTACGGATGATTTGGGTATTAAATATAAATAATCCAACAGAACTCTTTACCTAATGGCGATCCAGAGGATATCCAGAGCATTTAAGGACATTAGTTTGTCTTTTGAGCCTCATCCCATCACAAAAGATATGCAAGTTTTAAAGAATGAGAATGCGATTCGTAGATCTGTCAGAAATATTGTAGAAACAATCCCAACAGAGAGGTTTTTTAACTCCCTGTTGGGTTCTGACGTAAGAAGAAGTCTCTTTGAATTCGTAGATTTTGGTACTGCATCGGTTATTCAAGGACAAATTGAAATTGCCATTGATAACTTTGAACCTCGTGTAGAAAATGTAATCGTTGAAGTTGAACCAATACCAGACGACAACGTATTCAACGTGACTGTTATATTTGACATTGTAGGACAAGAGTTTCCAACACAAGAATATTCATTCCTCTTAGAGGCAACGAGATAAAATGCCTTTTACAAAATATACAAACCTAGATTTTGATCAGATAAAAACTTCTATCAAAGACTATCTCCGTGCTAACTCCACGTTCTCGGACTTTGACTTCGAAGGATCTAACTTTTCGGTATTAATCGATACTCTGGCGTATAATACCTATATTACGGCATTTAACTCTAACATGATCGTTAATGAGTCCTTCTTGGACTCGGCAACTCTTCGTGAAAATGTCGTTTCTCTTGCCAGAAACATTGGTTATGTACCTCGCTCTAGAAACGCCTCTAAGGCAGAAATATCCTTTACGGTATCAACTAGCGTAAGCACTCCCACACTCACCTTGAAGGCGGGTATAGTGTGCGTAGGAAGTGCAAATGATTCTACGTACACCTTTGCCATACCAGAAGATATAACGGCAAACGTTGTCAATGGAAGTGCAACTTTTAGCAATATTACGGTTTACCAAGGAACGTTCTTGGTAAAGCAATTTACCTATGATGGTTCTTTAGATCAAAGATTCATCATTAACAATTCATTCGTCGATACATCAACGATTTCAGTATACGTTAAAAAGGCAAGTGATTCTGGCATTGGAATTGAATATGAAATGTCAGAGAACATTTTCGATGTAAAAGAAAATTCGAGAATATTCTTTATACAAGAAATTCAAGATGAAAAGTATGAGATTATTTTTGGTGATGGCATCATCGGCAAAAAACTTGGAACAGACGTTAACTCTGATGGAGAGATTGTCACAGTCAACTATATTATTACCGACGGTTTAGAAGGCAATGGAGCTTCATCATTTGCCTTCTCGGGAACATTAGAGTCTGCTGCTGGACAAGTTATAAATCCAGGAACTGTAACTATAACAACTAATCAGGCGTCTCAGAATGGCGCTGAGATTGAGCCAATCAGTTCTATCAAGTATTATGCCCCAAGACTGTATTCTTCCCAGTACAGGGCGGTTACAGCAAGGGATTACGAAGCAATTATCAAAAAGATATATCCCGATACTGAGTCAGTTTCTGTTGTCGGTGGAGAAGAATTGGATCCTCCACAATTTGGAACAGTTCAAATCAGTATTAAACCAAAAAATGGTAGTTTTGTTTCGGACTTTAACAAATCTCTGATTCTTTCAGAGTTGAAACAATACTCCGTTTCCGGTATCAATCAAACACTTGTAGATCTTAAGATTCTTTATGTCGAATTGGATAGCTCTGTTTATTATGATTATAACAAAGTATCAAATGTAAATAGTTTAAAATCTAAAATAACCTCTTCACTGAACACTTATTCACAATCTATTGATTTAAACAAGTTTGGTGGAAGATTTAAGTACAGTAGAATTCAACAAGTAATTGATAATACCGATGTGGCAATCACATCAAACATTACAAAGATTATTATACGTAGAGATTTAAAACCAGCAATCAATACTTTTGCTCAGTATGAGTTGTGTTTTGGAAATCAATTCCACGTAAATCCTGAGGGGATTAATATTAAATCTACTGGATTTAAAATTTCTGGAGAATCTTCTACAGTATATCTTTCAGATACTCCTGTAGTTAGTGTAGGTGGGAGATCCATAACCACAGGTTCTGAGGCATCGAATGTTTTCTTTACTAGACCAGCAAATCTTTCTGCATTAACAGGAATTATATCAATCATTAAACTTGATTCTGGAGGTAATCCAGTTGTTGTCGTAAAGGATGCAGGAACAGTTGATTATGTGAAAGGAGAGATTAAACTTACAACTGTGAATATAACATCAACCTCAAGACCAAACGGCATTATAGAGGTTCAGGCATATCCAGAGTCTAATGATGTTGTTGGACTCAAAGACTTATATTTGACATTAGATATTTCAAAAAGCGCAATAAATATGGTAAGAGATGTGATTGCTTCCGGTGATGAAATATCGGGAACTAAATTTGTTAAAGACTTCTACACATCAAGTTATTCTAACGGAAATTTAGTAAGAAAGTAATATGATACAGACTGGATTTGAGTCTAGAGTAAAAGTACAGCAAATCGTAGAGAGCCAACTTCCAAGTTTTATCTTGGATGAAAGTCCAAATGCTGTTGAGTTTCTAAAACAGTATTACATATCACAAGAATATCAAGGTGGTTCAATTGATATTGTTGACAATTTAGATCAATATTTAAAATTAGACAATCTAACTCCAGAAGTAATAGTTGATACAACCACATTATCTTCTGATATAACTGACTCATCTACGACAATTTCAGTTTCCAGCACCAAAGGATTTCCCAATCAATATGGTCTGTTTAAGATTGATGATGAAATCATCACTTACACCGGAATAACAACAAATAGTTTTACTGGATGTATTCGTGGATTTAGTGGAGTAACAGAATATAAAGAAGAATTAAATCAAGAAAACTTAGTATTTTCCACATCGACTGCCTCATCTCATACTGCAGACACTTCCGTAAAGAATCTTAGTTCTTTATTTTTAAAGGAATTTTATAAAAAATTAAAGTACACCTTCACGCCTGGATTTGAAGATTTAACATTTGCCGAAGAAATTGATGCTGGCAATTTCATAAAGCAGGCAAAGAATTTTTATGAGGCAAAGGGAACTGATGAAGCTATTAGAATATTATTCAATGTTCTTTATGCAGAAACACCCACAGTAGTTAATCTAGAAGATTACTTAATCAAACCATCTTCTTCAAATTATATAAGAAGGGAAATCGTTGTTGCTGAAGCAGTTTCTGGCGATCCACTTAAGTTGGTGGGACAAACCATTAAAAAAAGCACGGATGAAACAACTAGTGCTTCAGTATCTTCTGTAGAAATCTTTAGGAGAAAGAATAAGACATATTATCAACTAGAACTTTTCGTTGGATATGATGATGAATCATCCGTTCAAGGTAACTTTGCAATTACGCCAATTACACAATCGATAGAAACGGTTTCTGTAGGTTCATCATCTATTGCTGTTGATTCAACTATAGGATTCTCAGAGTCTGGAACAATTGTATCTGGCAACAATACTATTACTTACACTGGTAAGAGTGTCAATCAGTTTTTTGGATGTAGTGGAATCAGTAATTCTATATCACCAACGAACAACGTTAGATCTCAAGACACATATTTTGCATATGAAAATGGAGACACTACAAAAAAAGTAGAACTCATCTTTTTTGGGGTACTTGATGATATTGTACAAATTGGTAGCAAAATTAACGTAGATGAAGGAGATATTGTTTATGTAAAAAATTATGGCGATAAGGTTAAAAATGATTCAGAAACATATAAGCAAACCTTTTCTAACTCTTGGTTGTATAATACCAGTGTCAGATATGAAATTGAGGACAACAGCACTTTAAAATTATCATCTACTATTGATAGATCTAGCTTAAAAGTTGGTGATGAAGTAGAGATTTTAGAGAGGGGAACAGAAGACGTAGTATCTGCGAGTGGTGTTCCATATATTGAGTCTATCAACGAAGGGCAAAATAGTGTAGTCATAGCAAATTTGCCATCTTTAACCTCAGGTGAAGAGTATGATGTAAGAAGAAAACTTAACAAATCAACTTCATCGGCAACTGGTATTCAGTTTGGTAATAGAAAGGTTTTATCCGATGTATTGAATTTGTATAGTGAGTCTGATGAATATGCTTACGTTGCATCCAACTCTCTACCATCCGGAACAAGAACTGGTATCAATACTACAGATTATAGATTTGATATTGCTGCTGAATTGAAATCAGTAACAGTATCAAACTCATCAAACTTTACTGATCTGTTTGATGGAACTTATTCAACAATAACACTAAATTCTGATGTACCATTCGTAAATGGTGATAAAGTTTACTATAAACCAGTTGGTGAACCGCTTGTTGGATTGCAAACTGGGTACTATTATATTGAGGTTCAATCAAATCCACAGAGATTTAAATTATATGCTTCTCCAGCAT